AGAGTGGGTCGCGGTGTTCGTGCAGCTGATCGCGTAGAAGACGTGGCCGATCCGGTCGACCGGATCGCTCGACTTGACGGCGGTGACGGTGCCCGACCAGCTCGGCCCGGTGCAAGTGACGGTATCGCCCTCGGCCGGGATGTTCGCTGGGTCGACGAGCGTCAGGTCGAACGTGTTGAAGCGCATCGTCATCGAGTCGTACTTCAGGTACGCCGTCTGACTATGGCCGCCGATCGTGACCGCGAGCGTCATCTAGATCCCCGTCGCGAAGCGCACGCGGCGCGTGATCGCGAGCACCAGCCGGTCGATGCCGGGCCCGTCGGCGTAGACCGGATCGTGGAAGTGGACGTGGACGGTCGTGCCCTTCGACGATCCGCCCTGCGATCCGAGCCAGTCGTGCGGGATCACGCGCGCAGCGCGGCCGAACTCGACGAGCTCGGGGCCCATCTCACCGACTAGGGCGACATCGCCGGGCTCATCCTCGCCGCCACCAGCCTGCGTTTTTCCGCCGCCGCCGCCCCCGGTCCCGCCCGATGGCGGCTTCGGGGCGGGCGGCTTGGGCGCCGGCGGCTTCGCGCCGCCTCCTCCTGACGAACCGGAGCCGCCGGTCGAGGGCGTGCCGCCGTTGGCCGCGGTGTTCCGGTCCTGGATGAACTTGAGCTGGTAGGTGGCCTCGAGGCCGGTCAACTCGGCGACGAGATCGCTCTGGAGCTTCTCGGCCGCGGCCGAGACCAGCGGATCCGACGACTTCAGCCCGGTCAGGAGTTGCTGCCCGACCGAGCCCTTGCCCTGGAGGATGTCCTCGATGTTCTTCTCGCGCGTCACCGCTGAGATCGGGTTGACCAGCGCGGCTGCCAGCGCCTGCGACGCCGTGGTGATGTCGTCCTGACCCTTCTGGAGGTCAGTGGCGGCTCGCGAGCCGAAGCTGCCCATCGAGGCGAGCGTGTGGGTGAACGCCTTGTCGAACGTCCCGCCGGGCCCGTAGACATCGTCGGCGACATTACCGGAGGCGTCGAGGTCGCCCGAGACCTGGTTCGACCACTCCTTGGCCGCGGTCCCGGTGCTCTTGAGGCTCTCGGTCGTCTTGCTCATGTGCGTGGCGAACAGGCCGGCGAAGTTACCAGCCGCGTTGCCCACGTCGGTCAGGTCCTTGGTGACGCCGCCGAAGCCGTTGTCTCCGGTGAGCCCGGCGAAGAAGTTGGTCTGGAGCTTCGTCGCGAACAGGTCCCAGCCTGCCGTCGCCTCTCCCAGCTTGACCCGCTGGTCGACGAGGAGCTGGTTCTGGAGCTCGAGTTGGCCGTTCTGGGTGTCGAGGTACTTCGTCGACTGCCCAGCGGCGATGTTGTTGATCTGGTTTAGGGCGTCCTGGCTGGTCGTGACGTCCTTGATGTTGATGCCGAGGCTCGCGAGCCCGCGGTAGCGACCAGCCTCGACGTCGACGATCTGCTGGGTCGCGGTGCCGAGCGATTCGTCGGCGTAGCGGGCGAGGTTCGCCGCGATCGCCTGGTCGGACTGCGCCTTGCCGAGGTCGTGCGTCGCACCGACGAGCTGGGAGAGCGAATCGCGAAGGTCGTTCTTCGAGAAGGCGGTCGCGTCCTCCATCTGCCCGATGTACTTCTCGATCGCGGTCGTATTGTCATCCCAGGCCGGCAGGTTCTCCCGCAGCGTCGCCGCGAGGTGCGACTGCGACGCCTCGTCGTCGCGGGCATCCTGGGCCGACTGCGCGAGCGTGTTGCCGATGTCGCTGATCGCGGTCTGGGCGATGTTGAACGTCGAGATCCCGAGGCCCTGTCCGATGCCGGTCATCAGGTTCTGGAACCGCCCGGCGGACGCCGCAGCCTGGTCGGTCGCTGCCGTGAACCCGGTCGCGTTGCCAAGGATGTCGACGATGATCTGACGGGCCACTACAGGCTCCCTGTCGTCTCAAAGCCCGCGGCCGCCGCGACGGTGCCGATGGCATCGTCGGCCGCCTTGATGAACTCAGGCGTCGCCTCGGAGATCGCCGGGTACAGGTAGCGGCCGCCCTTGGGTGCCGAGCGCCTCACGGCGCCCATCCATGCGCCCTTGCCGTGGCCTCGGCCGGTCGAGCCGCCGAAGTCGAGCCAGGGGTAGTAGTCGCCCGAGACCCCGCGCCAGGGCGCGCCGCCGGCGGGTCGGGCGATCCCGGCATACTGCTGGCCCGCGACAGGAACCAGCGAGCGCGCCGCTTCACCCGACCGAATCGGCATCCGTTGCTGGGCGATCCCCACCACGTACTTCGCGACGCCCAGGAACGCCGTCCGGAGTTGTCGGGGCAGGCTCGAATCGACCGCCTTGAGTGCGGCGACGAACTCAGGGACGCCGATGATCTTGACCTCGACGCTCTTGTCAGCCATGCGCCTTGCGCTCCATCTCCGCCCGCGCATTGCGGTACACGTCGAAGGCGCGCCACTGGACGTACTCGTTATTCGCCATGTCCTCGCGCACCTCCTTGAGCGTCAGGTGCAGCCGTTCCGCCAGCAGGAAGTCGTAGGGATCCAGCTGGTCGAAGTCCTCCTCGAGCAGGACCCGCTCGAACTCCTGCTGCGGGCTTAGCCTTTTGGGTCCTCCGACTCTCCAGGCTTGGACATCCCGGAGAGCTTCCAGATCGCCATGAGCAGTTCGTCGCCCTGGTCGAACGTCACGCTGTTGAGCCAAGCTCGCGCCTGGTCCGCCGTATCGCCGGTGGCCGCGGCGATCGTGAAGACCTCGGTCTCGTCGACCTCGTCCTGCTTGCGCAGTTCGATCGCGTGCTGGACCTCGGCACGGGAAAGCGATCGGATCGCGATCGCCTCCCCGTTGACCGTGACGGTGTCGGTGCTGAGCGGCTTGATGACGAGGGCCACGTCAGTTCGCGGCGAACGTCGGGGCTCCGGTGACGAGGAACGAGCTCGTGAAGCTCACCTTGCCGCCGACCGGGCTCGACTCGGCATACGCGGTCAGGATCGCCGTGCACGTCCGCTTGAGCTCGCCCGTGGCCGTGCCCGCCGGATTGACGACGACGGTCGTTGAGCCGTTGCCGATGAGCCCGAGCAGCTTGGCCGCTGGGCCAGTCGTGGCCGTCGGGTCGAAGTCGCCGTTGAGGCTGATCGTCGCGCCGGCGAGGCCCTCGATCGCCGCCTTCCAGGCGTCACCGAAGGTGGTCACGTCGGCCGTGTCCACGGCGATGTTGACGCTGACCGAGTCGCAATAGGCCGAGAGGTCCGTGCCACCGACGGTGACAACGGCCTTGGCGCCGTACCGAAATCCCGTTGCCATGTCGCTTGCTCCCTCTAGTTCCTGCTGATTGCCAGGCCGAAGGTGATCGTCGGCGTCGATCCGCCGGTGACCGTCGCCACGTACCGCACGTAACGCCGGAGGGTGGTTGTCACGGCCGCCGAGGCGAGCCGCTGGGAGGTTGCCCCGGTGGCCGCCGTGAAGGCCGCCCCGGTCACGTCGGACCACGAGCTGTTGTCCGCGCTGTCCTGGAGCTTCACGACCCAGGAGCCGGACGAGACCGCGACGACGTGCAGGTGGGCGTGCCAGCCGGTCGAGCTCGAGGCGGCGTCGTCGTGGCTTGCGCCCGTCGTCGTGCCGCTGTCGGTCGTCGCAGCCGGGTGGAGGATGTAGCCGAAGCCGATCGTCCCGTCCGCCTGGACCGCCCAGGTCAGCAGGACCGCACCCCCAACCGGGCTCGACTCGAGGACCGTGACCTCGTGGACCTTCGCCAAGCGGGCTGCGGAGCCGATTGCGACCCCGCCGGGCATCGTCGTCAGGACGCTCCCGCCGTTCTCGATCATCGCGATCAGCTGGGCATCGTTGACCTTGTCGTAGAAGCCCTTGCAGTTGACCTCGCCATGCGCCAAACCTTCGATCGAGGTCTTCCAGCTCGCGCCGAATGTCGAGGTCTCGGCCGTGTCGACGCTGACTGACGCGGAGAGGTCGTTGAAGAACTGGCTGACATCGACGGCGTCGAGCCAGATCGCCGCGTTCTTGCCGTGGACGAATGCCATGCTCAGCTCCCCAACTGCCCGTCGAGGGCATCTTTGATCCCAGTGGCGCCGGTCAATGCATCGGCGACCGCCTTGCGGGTGTTCCGTTCGACCCACTTGCCGATGACGAAGTAGAGCGGGATCGTCACGGAGTCGCTGCCCCGCTGGAAGGTCATGTCGAACGGATTGGGCCCGGTCGGGTAGCCGACGACGGCGCACGGCGGGCTGATCTTGTCGGTCGGATAGGCGAAGACCCGGGTGGTCAGCCCGCTGGGCACCTTGGCGGCGATGGCGTCCATCAGCGCGTCGAGGTCGATCGGCCCTTGGGTCATCACGTCGATC